TTGTAATTGATTTTAGACTACCTGATATACTGTTGTAAAGTTCCTCTCTAAAATACATTATACACCCCTCAACATGTGTGTGTAAATTCCGTGGTCTTCAACTATAAAATGAACTGTATAATTAGTTCCTCTTACTGTACAGGATGTTCCAACTGCATATTTAGTTTTTGCCATAAAACCTATCTTACTTACAGATGTATCCAATCCAACAAAATTAACAATGTCACTTTCAGTTAATACAATTCCTTTTACAGTTGCTGTATTAATTATAATATCCTCTTCAAATCCTGAATTAAAAAACACATCTATTATATTATTATCAAAATACATTTTAATCTCTCTTACATCTTAATATGAACTGTGGATTCAATCAATTTATTTGCATACTTTTGGTTCAGTTTAGACTGTTCGTACTCATACCGTTTTTTGAAATTTGTTAAATATGAATCTCTTACTTTGTTTTCATCAACTGATTCCACAAATGCAGTAATAGGTGGAGTTTTAGCAACTATTTCAATAGGATATGATGTTTTACCAGTTCGTCTAAATGCCATTTGTCCATCATTTTCATTTTCACTTAAAGTTTTTGGAATAAATGCAGATGGATATATTTTATTAATTTTATAATCTCCGTGACTATATGGTTTCCTGAATTGAACACCTTTTGTATTTTGCTTTGCTCCAAAAAATTTATGACTTAATTTTGTTTTAGTTGATATCCATAATGATGCATTTAATGTGTTTGGATTGCTTTTGCGTATCTTAATATACTTGATGGGAAATGTAAATTGTTGTTCTCTCTTTATTTCCTTAGTTATAAAAGTACGAGTGGAAGTAACTGCTCTGTTAATAGCACTATTTACAGCCTTAGCATGTGCTTTACTCATTTCCTCTACACCTTTTACATGTTCAAAAAGTGTCATTTAATTCCTTTTGCTTCAATCAATCTATCCAATTTTTTGTTAATATCGGACACTTTAATTTCCAATCTTTCCAGTATTACATTATTTTGTGCCGTCTGGATTTCCACCAGTTTTAGTCTCGTTTCATGGTTGCTTAAAACTTCCTTATTTGATTCCAACTTTGCATTTGTTGTAAAATAAAAACCAACTATAATAACCGTTACCGTAATAATCTGAACTGTATATCGCTCCCAAAATGTTTTTACTTTTTCCATCAAAAAATCCTCAATTTAAAATTATTGGGAGCACCGTTGGATGCTCCCATTTATTATTTATTTTACCCTGACTAAGATACAGTTGTACTTTTTGCAAATGCATTGGTATCCAATGTTGCAACATCCATTAAGACCTGTGTAGTAAGAACTACTAAACCTGATCTTGCTTGTGTGTACTCATCAATCACCATTTCAACTCCACCAAACTGTCCAACGAGAACTTTACTAAAGTCTCCAAAAATTACAGTTGATGAACCTATTTGGTTAGATTCAAACACCTTGTAACCAGCCATCATGCCATCTTCGCTTAAAACATAAGTTGGATATCCAGTTTCCTTTGCTCTTGCTTTCAAAGTTGCAGCAGTAGTTGGATTAGCAACAAAATACAAGTTTCCACCAAGTCTGTTTGCAACAGCCACTGTTGATGGGAAACTTAAAGCAGTTGCATAGCTGAAACTTGAACCAGATATACTTGTAATTCCTGCATTAAGCACACCAGTAGGTTGATTGCTGTTTCCTGAGCCATTAAATATTGCATTATCCATACCAACAGCTACTGCACTATTTATGTTTTCCATTAACCATTGGTTTAATGTAGGTGTGGATTGTTTTAACAGTTGAAGTGAATATGATGTAGATGATCCACCTCTTTTTGGTGACAATGTTACCTGTGAACCAGATACATTAGACAGTGCAATTTCACCAGTTTCCCCTACCCAACTGAAAGCAGCAGCAGATGTAACTTTAGGAACGGTAAGGTTAGATGTTAACCCAGGCAGGTATCTTACACCAATCTGTGCACCTAAAGTCTGATTAAATGCATATCCTAAATACTCGTTTGCGTTTACAGTTGCAACAAAATCTGCACCAACATGTCCACCGCCAACAGTCATATTACGATTAGCGAGAACTTGTGCAGGAATGAAGATACCGCTAGTTGTTCTACCAGTTAATTTTTCAATCTCTCTGGACACTTCCAATTCAAATCCTGCATCCACTAATTGACCTTTTACTTTACTCAAAATTGCTTTTGAGATGTCATAAGTTCTTATTTCCTTTGCACTCAATTCAGGTTCAAAATTTTTAGTGTTTACTGGTTTACTCTGTAATCTTTCAATTACTAGATTTTGAAACTGTTCAGTTGAAAGATTCGATCTCTCAGCAAAATTTATATCTGACTCATTCAAACCATATTGTTTTCCTAAGTCTCTATAGTTTATATTTTCCATTTTTAATTCCTCTTTGATTATTTCAATTTTTGTTATTTTTTGTTCTTTTTTTTCAACTTCCATGCTCCGACCTATTCCCACTGTAATATCAGCAGGGATTGATACGATAGATACTTCATAGGGTGTCCAAGATTTTGCATATAATATGCCGTCTCTATCTTCATACTTATGCACAATGTATCCTAAAGACACAGATGTTAATGTTCCGTCTGCAATCATAGGGAAATACTCACTATTTTGTGAAAATTTTGCTTTCACTCTCAGTTTTCCATCCTCTATATATGCATCCAGTATTTTTCCAACTACTTCATCTGCATCGTGATTGAACACTATATTACCAGCAGTTCTTAATCTTTCCAATTGAACACTTACGGTGTCCATAGTTAAAACTTCCACACCAAACGACATTGATATGGGAGCATCGGATGCAACTGAAAAATCCAGTATGTAATCTTCATCCATTTTAGATTCAATTTGTAGTTCTCTTTTTATTAATTTCATTTAATTATCCCATTTATAATTTAATAATAAATATTATTTATTTAGTTCAGTTTAAATTTTTTTGGTCTATATTTTGTATTAGACCATATTTTTCCATCAATTTTTTTTCATTTGCAACTTTTTGAAAATGATCTTCAAGATCAATCCCTTTTTTTGCTAATACATCTGTGAGTGTAGTCATATTATTATTCAGTGCATTTATATCTGCATTTATATCATCTATTGGGTTGACATACTCAAAGCTCTTTGGAATCCATTCATAATTTTTAAATTTATCCAATTTTTGAAATGGAAGTGGACTTAATGAATTTGATGCAAGTGCACTAACTAACCATCTTTCAAAGACTGGATTATAAAACTTTTCAGTTAGCAATGTCTGTAATTTCCTGTATGAATCTCTTTCCAAATCCACACCGATACGACCTGAACTGTAACTAAAATCACTCAAATCCATTGTTAAACTACCGTAACTAACACCTAATGCAGTTGCAATGCTCCGTAACATATGTTTTATAAATGCATCTATACTTGCATCTGGAAATGCTGGATTAAATTGTTCAAAGCTATAACCCTCTGGGAGCACTTCAATTTCACCCGGCTCAACCGATTTAACAAAATTACCGTTAAAGTCCGTTTGTGCTCCTGTATATTCAGCCACAGATGCTCCTGCTTTTGTTATGAATCCCATCTTAGATGCTGCCACTCTAATATTGGTTAGACTTGCTTCGTCAATTGAGTTCAACATCCTTAGTCTATGTATAGCAGATGCCATCCAACTATATCCCCTGCCTTGTGATACTCTATTTTTTTTAAAAATATGGAGCATGTTTGCCATAGGAATACGAACATATTCAGTGGGACAATTTAAATGTTCTCTGTTTGCATCTGGTGGAAAAATTGAAACATATACTGCAACTGGAGCATGATATCTATTATATTCAATTCCGTGACGGATATAACTTCCATTAATTAATGTTTCATTTTTTTGATAATCCACATAATCAGCTTCAATTATTTGTAGCATCATTCCATATGGATTATCATTGCTGGTTACCATGTGAATAAATATTTCACCATCTCGGAGCATTGATCTTAATATAATATTTTGCAGTTCCACCCAACTTGTTTGACCATCCACTGTACAATTTTTTGACCATTTAAAAAAACTATTTTCAATCAGACTGTTTGCATATGTATCTGGTGTACTATCAGCATTTTGAATCCGTAGTTGCAAATTAAAACCTGATTTTCCTATTACATTTTTTTCCATGTTCTCAAAAAATGCAGATGCGTATGCGTTATTAATTTCAAGGTCTCTCGCTTTTGCTCTAAGAGTTGGAACATCGTATTTAAAGTTTCCATCTCCTGTGGAATCCACAATTACTTGCCAATCGCTGTTCAGTTGCTGGTTTTTTAAAAACTCAAAAAAGTTACGCTGGAACATATCTGGTTTTTGTTCAGGCTCTTTAATGAACATTTTCCTAAAATTTTGTATTAATCCCATTATGATCTCCCCCACCTTGTTATAATTTTTTGACCTGTTTTTTGGTATAGACCATTTTCAATTTTTTCCTGTTGTACCAATCTTTTGTATTCCGATCTGAACCTTAACAACTCTCCCAATGGAATATACTGTACCTGTCTACCAGCAATTGCTATACTTGCTTGCTCTTTAGTTGCTCTACTCTCTATTACCGCTTCAATCGCAGATAGTACCTTTTCAGCATGGCTCTGTGTAGTAGTAGTTAATTCCACAATAGTTGCCTCTCCAACTGGATTTGGTATATTGTCTACCACTGCAAATACCTGTACACTTCCTGTTGGGAATGTAGTTGTTGTTGCAGATGGTATGTAAACATTTACACCATTTGCCACCGAACTAAAACTACCTGTGATACTAAAACTACCTGTGATAGGTACTACAAATTGTATGGATGTTGGAATACTATCCAGATTTACTACAAAATTTGTGTCATATCCTCTGTATATTTTAAATGTCATATTATTTTACCTCTTCAATAAATATCTTTTTCACACCATATTCCATGTTCCTATTACTCAATTCCTTTGCTAAAATCGCAAATAAAATTGTAATATCTGTACATGAATAAATTTCATTTGTTGCACATCCATTGTTATCAATGTAAGTGACTTCATACATCTTTTTCATTATGGTTCAGGCTCTGGAATAGGTTCAATTATTACAGGTTTGGGGATATGATTTTCCTCAACTTTTGCAAATACTTCAACATCATAAAATGATGGTAAATTTGTGATAGTTATTCCACCGTTCACCAATTCAAATTCACTTCCATCAACTCGAACTATGTCACCTGTACTATTTGTAATTATCACGCTCTTATTTCCACTATCTATTGTTATCATTATGATACCTTTTTCCTATTGCTAATGTCTATGTTAACTGCTGTTACAGTTTGTGATTTAGGTGAATAATCTCTGAGACAATTCAATATTGATGTGCCATCCTGAAATGTCAATCGCAATATCTCTTCAGTTCCCCCACCTACTGGATATTGAACACCCACTATGGAATTATTGAAAGTGCTTTGTGATATGTTTTCAAATCTGATTATCTGTAATAATGAAATTTGACCAGTAAATTTTTCACCAGCAGATGTATTTGCCGCAATCCTAAATGGTGTTAATTCAGTAACATTATCAATGAATTTACCAACCGATGTAACACTAACACCAGTAGGTACTACACCATTTTTAATGATGTACATTTTATCAGTGGAATTTACCAATGAACATATATTAGTCCATTCATTTGCTGAGTATGATACCTGTGTATTTTCAAATGCTGTGTTTACACCATCCCCTATGTTAAGTCTTACTTTACCTTCAACTCTCGTTTCAACATAATTTTGTCCATCTTGTATTATAATAGTTGAAGTTGCAAGTGAAGTTGCTTTGAACTTTTTAATTATTACTCTATCATATCTTTGTGTAAGTGAAAGTTTGTCAACATAAGCTGATCCAGCCCCACTCAAATACAATTTCAAATCTTGTGATACCTCTGCACTTGTTGCTTCAAAGTTTAATACAAACTTTGTAAATGTTCCAGCCACGATTGACAATGCTGAACTTGTTACACTTTTAGTTCCTAACTGTGCAGTTAGATTAACCATATCTGCTTGTTGAAGTGTTAAAGTAAAATCATCAAGTGTCGTTGTTCCAGCCACAGCAGACCTAACATTAAAAGTAGTTGCAGTAGCAACAAAATAAAATGTCTCTGAAAAATTAGTTGGATATGTTTTTAATATATTTCCACCTTCCATTAATTTTATTGAACCTGATACTGTACCAGATGTTACAACCTTGTAGATTTTTCCAACTGTTAAATATGCTCTATATACACCATTATTACTTGTGGTAATACTAAGACTATTTGCATCTACTTTTGTTACACTTACATCGGTTCCAACCCAACTCGCTGAAGTGAAATCAACTCCACCAACTAAATCACTTGCATATGTTAATGTTGTTGCATCGAGTCTAGCAAATCCTTCCAATGTATATTTTTTACCTGATACACATGATTCAATGTTTGCACTTGTTAATTTTACATGATTTGTTATTGAACTACCAGATATCGAACCACTAATCAATAATGATCCTGAACCTTCATATTTGTCAACAGTTGATAATGATGCTGAGTATGCACCTGAACCTGTCCAGTTTGTTGTACTACCGTTAAAATTCCAGTTATTTGAATGCAGGATTTGTTCCTGATCACGATTAAGATCAAATCCCTGATCAAACTTTACTGATATGTAATCTATAATACAAGCACCAGATGCTGGAGCATCAAACACAATTAATGTTGACTCTGCTGTAAATATTTTTGAAACTGTATTCCATTCACCAAGTGTATCTGGAAGTACAAAATAAGTACCGAGACCTGAACCAAAAGTTAATCCGTCTTCACCAGCCTGATACCTAATTTTGAATTTGTATTTTTGACCTACTATCAAGCCTGAAATAGTTTTAGATGTCCCTTTGTCTGCTGAAATGATAATGGTATTAGTATAGGTTTTTCCAGTAGTTGTACCAGCCCAATTTATACCATCATCTGTCCATCCAGCAATTGCTGAACCTACACTATATAGATCATTTGCAGATGCATTTAATATATTAAGTGGTAAAGCAATTTGTAAATATTCGTCTGATCCATTAAATTCCATAGCATATCCTAAATTACGGTCTATGCTTGTGGCATCATTTCCCTTACGGACATCAACATTCCTACCTGTTAATCCTTGTCTAGGTGTCATTGTCGACTCCTAGTTATACAGTTTCATACGCTAAAACTGCTGATCCAGTGTGAACCTGAATAGTAGTATATCGACCATAAATTATTGTACCACTAGCCCATTGCACTGCACTTCCACTATCTGTACTAGCAAATGCAATTGAACCTGTGATATTGGTGTGACTATATCCATCTGC